CAAGCACTTGCCGGAGCACCGTGCGCTGAGCAGACATAAGTGTGATTACGTCTAAAGCAACGTGTCGGATTTCTTCGATGCTGTCGGACTGCTGCAGCAGCCTCTTGCATCGCTCGATGTGGAAGGAGTGTGAAACGTCGACCATAACTTCAGAGGCCGAGAACATCAAATGCCATTCGCGTGTAAACAAGGCGATCATCTGCGCCGTTGGGGCGCATCTTGCCATTAACTCGGGCGCCGACTTCGTCGATTTGATAGTTGCTGCCGGCTTGTCTGGCTTCGCAGAACGCTTTCATGTTGTTCTGCTGCCACCAGAACCCGCTGATGCTCCAGGGATACTCTTCGCAGGTATGTGTTTTGCCTACATCCATGATCGCAGGATCAAACTGACCCAGGTTTGCCAGGTAATCAGAGAACTTCTGGTGCCAATATCTACCAGTTACCTGAATAAATCCTGTTCCCGCAAATTTCACCCCATCGCCCTGATTTACATTCCCTAAGTCATCGCGCCACTCGTAGTCCGCTCCGCTGGCAATCTCTAATGGATAACGCAAACCGCAGCTCTCATGCCCGCACTGCCCCAAAAAATATCCCTGCTCCAAGCGGCTCATGTTGAATGTATTCACGCATGCCGTGTAGTCATCCATTAAAGAATCAGGCAGCGAGCTAGTCGCGCAGTTCATGATCCTGCCCATCTGTTCTTTGGTGATGGCCCACTCTCCTGTAGCCGCTGGAGCTGGGGCTGGAGCTTCTCTGTACTGCCGCACCCATTCGCAGTTGTCGAGCAGCAGGCCAGGAGCTCTCTCCTGCAGCGCTTCTTCTAGAAGGCTGATCGCAGCTGATTGGTTTTCAGTTTGCTTGAAATAAACAAAGAAGTCTTCGAGGTTGATCCTTCCCATAGCTGATGGTGCTTTTTCTAATGTTTGCAAGGTTGTAGAGCTTCGTCACTAAAACGGCACGGGTTCCCACAAATGAGGGCGCTTGTTCTCGTGGTCGTATTCACCAGCTCTGAGGATTCGAGCGCAGCGGGCTTGAGTGATTGCGTAGTCAAGGTCATGGCCAGCAGCGCTGTATGCCATTTCTACGGCTTGCCACCATTGAGATGGATGCTTACAGGTATCAAGGATTGCCTGAGCCTTCTTGGGGCCGACGCCCTTGATGCCGGGGTAGCCATCGGTAACGTCTCCGGTCAGGCACTGCATGTAGAACGCATGATCAGCGGTCTGTTCGCTGACGTGTAAGACCTCATCGCCTTTGATGTGCCAACCCGGCAGCGTCATCAGGTCTTTATCCCGGCTGGCGATCACATCGTCCGGTTCGCTGATGATTCCGCAAACATCATCCGCTTCAACTCCATCGAGCTGAACGGATTGCCAGGTTTCTTGCGCCCATGGGATCAAGGCCTCGGCATAACCAGCTGGCTTGATGGTCTTGCGTCTGCTGCTCTTGTAATCCTTGTAGATCGAATACCTGAAATTCGTGCGGCTCCCAAAGGCCAGTACAGGTTCGTGCTCTGGGCACATAATTTGCATGCTTGCTACAGCGGCCCTGAACAATTCTTGGGCCTCCGATAGCCGGAAGAAGTGCATCCACGTGTTTGTGCCTGGGTCGTCTGGATTGGTGTGGTCCTTCCACTCACCGCTGTAAATGCAGCTGGCGGCGAACATATAAAGCCAGGTCTCAGCATCAATAATTAGTTTCATAAACCGTGCGCCTCCAAGACTGCATGGAGCGCTCTGATGCTGCCGTCAAAACGTTCGGCCTTGAACTTGTCGCCGTCGTTCCATGCCTGGGTGTACTTGGCATAGAAGTCAATCAACATGCACTTGATCGTGCCAACCTGCACTTCAAGAAATGCCTTTTCGTCAAACTGTTCTGGTGCCTGCATGATGCACGCTGGTGTTGATCTCACTAGAAAGCTCCTCCGGGTTCATCCCAGATTTGATTGAATTGTTGTGTGTTTTCATTGAACTGAAAGCTGCCCGCATAGCCACAGCGACCGAGCACCCTGTTTTTCAAACAGTACGAGTGAGTTGTGTTCTCACCACGCTTGCGAGATAGCGCCCAGATGGTGTCACTTAATTGGCAAACAGAGTGGCTACCTCTGATGTCATGCAGCTCTGGTTTCCCGCCGTTCTCCATGTTCTGCGTCTGACTAGAGCTACGGTTCAAGTGGCTAATAGCAAACACAGTGCATTTCGTTGCTGAAATAAACGTCCGCAACTTGGTAATCATTGCGTCCATCTGTCTTGTGTCTTGGCACAATCCAGAGCCGACAATCGTTAAGTGATCGAGGTAAATATGCTGCACACCCAAGGAGCGCACCATATAACTCATTCGATTCAGGATCACGTCAGCATCAATAGAACCGAAATGATCAAATAACTCCAGATTGCCACCACCAGTGAGGAACTTATCCGCAACAGCGATGTCTTGAAGTTGCTCATCATTCAGCCCTGCATAAGATTCCCTGGCGTGGATTTGCACACCAGCTGCCATCCCGGCAAAGCGGTACATGGCCTCTTCTGCTGTCTCTTCCAGTCCAAGCCAGCCCACCTTGATGCCGCGCTCCAGGTCGCCAATAGCCAAGGCCCTGGCGAAGGTGCTCTTGCCGATCCCTGACCCGGCTATCAGGGTGATCAATTGGTTTTGATAGAACGGCGTCTTGTCGTTCCAGTAGCTGAACGCGCAGCGTGTTGCCTTGCGAGCCTGTGGTTTCAATGCCAACCCTGCATAGCTGCTGGCTGACTTGATCCCATCAGGCCGGAGCACCTTGGCCGCCATGATGCAATCCATCACGGACCTGGACCCGCGCGTGGTCAGCTCTTCGTTGGCGTCTTTGGCGGTGAACTGAACACGCCTGACCTTGCCTGCATCAAACAGAGGCACCAGGGCCTCGGCTGCCTGCTGACCCGGCTGATCCATATCCGTTGCCACGAATATGTTTTTGAACAAGCCGAAAAAGTTCAGATGCTTCTTGACGAACGCTGCAGCTGACTGCGCTCCATCAGGAACAGACACACCGATCACCTTCCCATTGCTGGATTGCGTGATTGATGGTGCATCCAGCTCGCCTTCGGTAATGGCTACTGAATCGTGTCGTTCTGGGTTGGCGAGGTGGGCTCCGAATCCTGCAATGGCTTCGTGATCACCACTCCAAGCATGGGCTTTGTCTTGGCTGCGGATCTTTTGCGCAACGATGTTGCCCGCCGCGTCTCTGTACTCATATGCCAAGCGACCGTCAGTAAGACGCTGTATGCCATAAGCATTGAGCGTTTGAGGCGTGAGGCCGCGAAATTCAGACTTCCCCCATTCAGTCTTTTGAATCGTTTGCATTGGTGTCTTGGGCCGTGCCTTACGGCTACGGCGTTTTGGTAATTGATCAAGGTCGATTGCACCTTTTTTGAAGTAGGCCCCACAGCTGAAGCACCATGCGGTTTCGTCTGCGTACAGAGTCAACGCATCTGATGAGTCGCAAGTAGGGCAGGGAAGGTGGGTAGCGATGTACTTCCTGCTCAAGTGCATGCCTCGGCAGGAGGCTCCCGCTGTTCCACCCATCCCGGTCGGTTTTCAATCCAGCCAAGACTTTTGCCAGCAAAGACTGCAACCCGTTCATGGGTCACAAAGTCGCATTTGCATTCACTGCATTGGCGATAACGCCTGATGCACTGCATCTCTGGGTAGTTCTTGGTGTCCAGCACTCGGCTGCTGGATGAGCCGCACTTGGGGCAGTTCATGGGATCCAGATGACTTCAAGCTTGATGTGGGCCTCGGCCTTCTTGGTGCGGGTGTGCTGAGCGACGATTTTTTTGATGACCGTTACCGAGTCATCACGCCAGATGATCTTGTTGCCAGCGTCCATGACGCTGCCGATCAGGTTGTCGTTATCGCCGATTGCCGCTCCGTAGAAATGGCAATGGAGGCACAGAACACTCGTCAGTGGTGGATCAATCCACCATTCGCTCATCAATGCCGAGCAGTTCTTGATCCAAGCGCGGTAGGCGTGGGACAGGTGAGCTACTCGGCCATTGAACCGTGGCCGTTCCTTGCTCTTTGGCGCGATCTCAAGAATCAGAGACCTTTGCTGAAGAGTGGCCCCTTGCATCAAGCTCCGGGCATGGGGCAGTTGACCACTTCTTCTTCAGCAGCAACAAAGCCGCCAGGAATGGGATCAAAATCACTCGGGTCACCCTTGGGTGCTGATGTGTACTCAACCCAGTCCACGACCTGGCAGATGTGTGGCTGGAAGGTGATGCCAGCTCCACCGGCACCGCCCCATGCGTAAATCGAATACTGGATCTTCATTTTTGATCCATTGCCAATCTCCAAGCCGCCCCATGGATTCTTGGCTGCATCCATGATCGTTGGGCCAGGTGTGTAGTTGCCTTGCTTGTCGAGGAAAGCAGGCAGCTTGAACTTCAAGATGCTGAGGCTGTCGTTTTCTTTGTCAGCTTTCAGATTGATCGCATGTTGGCTGCGCTTGGCGTTCTTGCCGTGCTCATCCAGGTAGTGCTGTTC